GGAACGCCATAGGATAAATATCTGACATTAATAAATTTCTTAAACTCGTAGAAATCTAGTCCAAGAGCTTTATAGTCGAATTCATCTCCGGGGAAAAACTTTATTTTACCAATAGAAAATGTTTTTGCAGCAACAACTGTATTTTTCATTTATCCCTCATAAAAATATGGGCGGGGGTTAACCCGCCCTTTTATTAAGCTTGATTTGTTAATTGCAATACCAGCTCTGGACGAGTATTAATCATCAGTGTATTTGTTTCTGCTGTAATTTTTAACCAGCGAGCTTCGGGATCAGAATATTCTGAAGCATACTTAATCAAACCCGGAGTATTTACATAGTTCAAATCAGTTTTAGGTGCATATTTCTCTTGGAACATTCCCGGAACATCTGTTGGGAATAAATATGCTTTACCATCTTCAATTAACTCCACAGTTGTTCCGTTTTCAAGCTTAACAGAACCAGCATACTCACGGAATGAAATTCCCTTGAAGTAGAAACCATTTCTTAAATCTTCACGATTTGGGTTAGCAATTCCGACCTGATTTCCATAAGCCTCCTTAATATCAGGATTTTCAGTCAATTTGTCAAAGAATTTTGGAGAACACAGACAAACGAAATTAGATACAATTCCTCCAGTTTGGTTAGCCTGTTCAATTTCTCTTTTAAATTCAACCAACTGAGAAGCCACGCCAGTTGCTTGAGAGAGGTCAATCTTCTTCTGATATGATGCCTGTGTTAATCCTAAAGCGTCATAAGAATTAAATAAGGTCTTACCATCGCCGTCTTTAGTTTCACCTTTAATTGCGCTCAAACGGAAATATTCATGAGTTAAATCAAAATTTCTGCTAATCTTAGAAAGTCTTTTTTCTCTAACATTAGATACTCTGTCAAAATCTTGAGTTCCCGGTGCACGTCTTCCCTCAACATCCTCTGGGTAGATATAATCTTCAACTTCAATATGAGGAATAATCAGAGGAATCTGTTTTGCTACATCATGCTTTAATCTCTTAGCTGGAGAACGTCTAGCATGAGTACCATATACACCAATTGTCGAATCTTCAATATCCAATATGACAGTTGAAGTAGTAACACTTTCTCCTTCAAACAATCCCATAGAGGTGATAAGATTTGGTGCTAATGGAATGTTGTTAATCGGTCCTGTATAATCTACAATTTTTCCAGTGCCAAATACCATATTTTCAGCCATTAATAAATTCTCCTAAATACTAGCTACATCGACACGGATTCCAGCTGCTTCCATTGCGGCTTTGATAGTTTTTTTCTTTTCTTCTTCATCCGTTTGATAATTAAGCCCATTTTCAAGTACACTTGCCGGGCCATTTCTTAGAATAGCACCATAGACAACTTTATCTTCTTGTTCATCAGTCAGATCGATATCTTCAGACAAGAAAACTCCATAAAAATTTTGCGTTCCATCTTCTTTAGAGACATCAATAGGAACAATTTTTCCCTGCGCATTCTGAGCCACAATATCGCCTAAACTATATTTATTTCCTTTTAAAAGGGTCGCATTTTCGCGGGTATAATTTTTATTTAGGTCAAATTGAACGACATCAGAAAATTTCTTTGGGAAATATTTAATATCTGCCATTATTCTTTTCCTTTGTATTTAGCTTTTATAATTTGATTAACTTTTTCCACATCTGTTAACTCTACAGGTTCTGATGTCGGAAGACTTTTTTGGACTTGGAATCCTTTAAGTGCAGCAGAACCAGCTTGGAATATCTTATTAAAAGATGATTTTTCTTCATCATTTAACTTAGAATAAACTTTATAAACAGAAAGAGCTTCATCGTCATTAATAGAATAATCTGCAAGCATTTCTTTAGCTTTCTGAATATTCTCACTCTCTAGACGTTTATCTATTTCTTCCTGTAGCTTTCTGTCGGCGTCAGCTTTATCTTGAGCTAACTTTTGAATTAATGCAAAAGACACATCTCCAACTTTAATTTTAGAGATTTTCTCGCCATTATACTCAATAATCTCATCTTCTTCTAAACGTTTTTTTATTTCTTCTAGTGGATTTTCAGATTTAAGGAGAGATTCTTTATCATTATCATCTAATGACATAAAGTATTCAGCCCCCTTGTCATCTAAATTAGAAATCAAATCATATCTTTTGTTTAATTCAGATAAATCTTTTTTTACTCTATCTATTTCACTAGATTTAGCCGCCAAAGCTTCAGTAATTCTTTTTTTCAATTCTTCTGCAAAAGCAACGATAGAATCTGCGATCTCATCTCCAGCTTCATCGGCACCACTTTTCAATATCTGGTTGATAGCATCACCCAATATGCTTGTTAATTTCCAAATTTCACCCTGTACTTCACTAGCCGACAAGGCTGCTGAAAATGCAGATTTATCAAAATTTTCTGCATTAGTCTCAAGATTTTCCATATTATCTCTCTTATATAGCAAAACATATGCGCCCGGATTTGCCCCTTTATCAACAAAGGAAACTTCATCAATCGTCATATTTTTTAGCTTGTTTCTTTTAATATTACTCTGGGTCATCTATTTTTTCTCTTACACCACGACCGCCTATAGAGAGCATAGGATAATCTCCTTTTTTAATCATATCCCATACTTCCTCATCATAAATCTTAAATCCAATAAACCACCCAGTTTTCCCTAAATCTATACCAAGTAAATCTTGCTTTGCTTTGGAGAAGACCATACTTTCTACAATTTCACCAATGCCACGCTTTCTGACGTGCATCTCTCCAGCTTTACGGGAATTAAGAACATAGTCATAAGCCGCTTTTTCCAATTCTTCATCGGGAATTACGTCGCCTTGGCTGTCTGTAACCATTTCTCCGTTTACTGAATTTACAGAAGCCCAAGCGAAGACCAAGTGTTCATCTTCATTAACTTTATGAATATCACAATTTATTTTAAAATTATCATTTTCCATAGGGGCATATTAGCATAAAAAAAATTTTTTGTCAATATTTTTATTTTTTGTCAATTTGTGTAGTTGTATTTTAAGTAACATCTACAATTTACTATATTACCCGGTGCTCCGTTTTCATCCCTTGGATAACGCATGGGACCGAGAGGAGTTTGGAAGTAATCCCAAATGTCAACACCCATATTATTCATTAGAGGAATTGCTATATGGTTAGCCCTTACTCTTTCATCCCTTTGAGTCACCCAAAACTTTTTAAGCCCATTTAATTCGATAACTTCTTCCATTCCGGCCTGAATTATACTTTCATATTCTCCAGCGGAAGCATATTTAAGTGTTTCTGTCTCAGCTATCAAGTTTGCTCTATATTCAATACTTCTTTGACGATAAGCATTAACAAGACTATTTACTTTACTTCTGGACAGAAGTGCTCCAGCAACAATAGATGATATAATCTCATTATCTTTTGATTTATCTCTGTTTTCATATTTAAGTGACTGTAAGCTTCCTGAAATAAGAGCTTTCTTGTAATTGTTAACAGCATTTTCCTGTTGTCTGTTTAATCCTATTGAATGTTTAAATTCGTATAATATTTCTTCATTGCTTCTCTTTTCGTTTATTGCTCTCTCTATTGCTTGCTTTACAGCTGAAACTGTATCATTAACTATATCTTTTGTTGTTTTTACGCGAAATCTCTTATACACATCAAATGTTGTATCATAAAATATATCGAAACGATATTTAGATAAAAATGACCCTTTAGGTAAGACATTAATAATATTATTTCCAGCCTCTTGGAAAACAACATCAAGAATGGGCATAAAGTCAGTTTTATTCATTTCTTTATCCATATCATTTAATCGTTTATATAATACAGACAATAATGAATTTATATCTAACCTTTCTAAATCTTCAATTTTAGTTTGACGAGCAAAGTCCTTAAAAAATTTAAGGACTTTTTCCCTAACCATATTTTTATGTTTATCAGCAATAGAAATTACTGTTGGCATTATTCTTCTTCTTGAGTGTTGTCTTCTTCAGTAATATCTTGATAATTCGTTCCATATTCTCTATCAGCGTATCCTTGAGGAATTTGTCCTGTATAATTAGGGTCAAGTAAGGGAAGGCCTCCCTTTTCTCTAATCTTATTTTCTAACACATCATCAGGGAACAATCTCATTCCAGCCTGAGCCAACTTCATTATAGATGATGATAGTTCATCAAATGATAATGGGCTTAAATCACCGGGATGGATATACGGCATATAGCTTTCATTCATTCCATTTAGTGAAATTAGATTAGGTATTAACTTTCTGTTGAATTCTTGTGAGATAACTTCCGTCCATGCTTGTAATGCTGCTAAGAATAATGACTGTTGGCTCTCAGCTAAAGAAAAGCTCCCTCTTTCATTTCCTCCAAGCATAATAAAGCTTGCAATAATAGAGCGAGCTATATCTTGTTGATATCTTGTAATTATTTTGTCGGTATCCATAGCGCGTGTACCACGATTCGACAGTAAATCTATTGATACAAGTCTATTAGATGTTGGTTTCCCTTCGGCATCTTTATAAGTATCTGACGGGATAATAACCCCAGCTTGCTGATTGGCTCTTAAATCACGAGCAACTTGTTTATATCCTTGTAAGGTTAAAATTGCATCTTTATCTCCAGCATTCGCTTTTTTCAAGACATCTCCCGGGATAGAAACAACAGGCACCCCATTTAATTCTCTTTCAACGCCTATAGATTCAAAATCTTGTACTCTTTTTAAATAATACCAAGCTCTATATGCTCCTCTTAATATTGATTTTCCTTCTGGGTTGCCCATAGAGCTTTGATTCTTGAAGTGTAATAATTTATTATAAGGTATAACAATTGTTTCTGCACTATCTGGTGCTTTTTGCTCAAACGCTAAAATATTTCCTTTATCATCTATATCCCATCTTTGTCTCGTAAATGGTGAAATATAAGATAATTTATCTACACCTATCCGGCCATCAGGGAAAAGAGAATTTTCTTTTTCTCTCTTTTTCAAAACAATCTCAAAAATACTATATCCAAAAGGAAGCATAAGCATACAATTTGACATAAACTCATCAAAAGATTCTTTCATATCAAAGAATAAACAATTTTCGATAAATTCCCTTTGTTCTTCAGCTTCTTCTATTCCTCGACAGAAGTATGGTAAATCTATAATCCATTCGACACGTCTAAAAAGCATTTGGATAGTTAAAATTAACGCAGAAACAGTGCTATCGTTATCCATCATTTCTTTATAGACGTATAAAGATTTATCTCCTCTTAATGCAGGGTCAAATTCTTCATTATTAGGCAATCCACCAACAACAGAGATACTATATGCTGAAAACTCTTCAAAAGGTTCTTTTTTGTATCTTTCTTCAGCTTGACTTACTTCAGGTTCTCTCACATTTAAATTTTTCATTTTTATATCCATTATTAAATACTAACTGGCGCACATATATTTTCATTGTTATCTAAATTTATAAGTTTAAGACCTTGGTGAAATGCACGGCTGCATGCGTCCACTTGGTCTTTAAATCTACTCCCCGGGAATGTTGTTAACTCATCAACAAATTCTTTATTCCAAGGTCCTCTAACTATAAACATTTTACCTATTGATGCTTGTGTTGCCATTGCATCTGCTCTAAGAGTTTTACTGCCAGTTTCTACAGATGACTTTACAACATATCCAGCCAATTGTTCTGTTATAAATACTGCCTGACCTTTCCCTGCTTGTCCCGGATCTTGAGGAAAATCTTGGATGCACTCTATTCCGTCTTTTTCTGCTGTATTTCTCATAATTGTTACAACTCTTTTTTCGGCACCTCTAAATCTCAATACATCCATTATATAGAAATTTCCTCTGCTATCAAATCTTAACTTTGCTCCCGCAGTAAAAGGTGATTTAGAGGATGAACTACCGGCAAGGTCCCATCCCCTTACCTCCATTCCCTCAGGAACATTTTCAAAATCTATATATTGTATATCAGATGTTTTAAATAAGGCTCCCTCTCTAGGAACTGGACGTTGCTGCAACTGCCCCGCTGTAGCATAACTTCCTAATGTTTGAACTAATTTAGCTACAGCCTTTTCAGGGAAAAGTTCAGGGCACATTAAATCTCCCTCTTTTTCTCTTTTGTCCCAGAGATATAAACTGCCATCTTTCGCTTTATGTCCACCCGGATGAACTACAGTATAACACTTACGTTCTGGCTCAAACATCATCGGTATCATAACATGTTCGTAACCAAGGTCATTAGATAAAATTTCGCCACTTACATCCCGCTCACTCACTCTCTGCATAATAACAACGGTTGCCGAATTTTCCAAGCTATTTACACGTGTTGGCAGAGTTTCTCTAAACCATAATAAAGCTCTATTTAAATCTGCATCTGAATTAGCTTGTTTTACAGAGTGGGGGTCATCAATTACTACAATATCTGCGCGAAGTCCAGTTCCAGTTCCATCTGTAGATGTTGCTTCGCTAAATCCATTTTTATCATTTGAAAATTTTCTTTTATTGTTAGTATCTTTAACTAAAGAAAATCTATTTCCCCAAATTGATTTATATTCGGGACTCTGAATAAGTTTTCTGAATTTTACATTATCTCTTTCTGATAATGATTGCGCATATGAAAAACCAAGAAACTGTTTATATGGCATATTTTTGGGTCCCCAAATCCAACTAGGGAAAAACACTCTTGTTAAAAGTGATTTCGAGCTTCCGGGCGGAACATTAATTAATAACTTATGTATCTCTCCATAAGCTATTGCTGACAAATGGTCGCAAATACAATCAATATGCCACCCCCTACAAAAATTTCTTGAGGGTTCCAAGATATGCCACATTAATTCGACATAATTAACCAAAGATGATTCGGCTATCATCTGTTGCAACTCAACTTTATATTTTTCTGGATTTGAGTTAATTAATCTGATTATATCTTGAACAACTTTTGACATAAACAC